CGAGGATAGCGTGGTGGTTTTAACCCATCACCATGGTAGCCAGATCTGCTCCATGCCCGACGAATGTCTTTTCTTCGTCGACTATCGGAAGCACCTTAAGTTTCGTTAGAGGGAACGCTCAAATGCCGTTGCTCTCAGGCTAGAGGACAGCACTCTTTTCTCCCGAAGGAGTGTCTCTACGACTGGGCGAGTCAGCCTTGCGTTCAGGTCTAATGGGAAAGTGCTTATTCTCCGGAATAGTAAGCGAGTCTTTGTACGAACTTGGTGAGGGTTGTGAGTGAGGCGGTGCCATACTCCAAGATTGCCCCCTTAGCAACGTCAATAATAAAATTGACCGCAGCTTCGGTTGCGTCTGAGGCGATGACAACGTTCTTTCTGTCACAGGTCCCTTCACCAATAATTGAGGCAGTCGGCACGGAGGAGATACCAGTTCCATTCATTTTGAGACTGAGCAAATAGTTTCCCGCTTCAGGGATCCTAAATGATCGGCTCGCCATGGGTTTAATTGGCATTCCTTCGATCTCGATGTCTTCTCCGTGGAAGGTGGTAGCTGAGAGTGTCTCGGAATCATCCGTAGTATACCCCCAACTTTCATCCTCCGTGGAGAACTTCGGTTTGCTGAACTCGACCTCATAATCGACGTACAACTGGCCCAGGCGTCTGTCGGCAGATGAAGATGTCATGAAAATGAATCTCCCTGCGTCTGTCCACCTGTGCGAGTCTGAGACTTCGGATGAATTTCCCCAGACATAAAGCTTTTCTGAGGGCCTGCCCTTCGCAAATGGCACGATGCTGCATCCGGTCCAAACATTCTCCGTTATGGAGTCTGCATAAGACTGGATGTCCGCATACGCCTGCTCATTCGCTTCGGGTGGCAGATCATTCGGATCTGGATCCCAAGCCAGCACTACTGAGCCTGACTCGGTCGTTGAAGCCTCTGATCGGTACCTAAACTCCAAGTGTGTGAACCTGTAGCGTTCGTAGCATTTCGCAATGCCACTACACCACGGGAACAACACCTTGTAGCCCGGATTAATCCGGAAAGAATCGCCAGTGTAAGCCTCAGCCCCTGCTGCTGCAGAAGCGAAAGCCTCGACGTGGCTGACCTTATAGGTGTCTCGCAAGGGCCATTGTTTGGCCTTGCGTTGTTGTCTCGATGGTCTGTTTCCTGCCCTTTGAAAAGGACTCGGATCCTGACTGCGTGTTCCGGCGCGATTATCTCTATTTCCTTTCTTCTTTCCCATTGCTGAGTTATCGTGGACCCCGTGTCTCAGCTCACGCGACTGTTCATCTCTGTAAAGCGATGAAGCTCTTCCCGTGCAGTCTGTTGGCATTCCAGGGTAGTCAAAGCCACCCCTTAGCGTGGACATTTTTATAACCTGTCGGTAACCACTTTGGGAAGTTAATACAGAGACCCACTAAGCAGTTTTAGGACTTGCTCAGGTCCTGGGTCTCTCTCCTCTAACAAACGAGCCTGGCCGGAACCAGTGCCCGTAGCCGCCACCCCTTTATACAGTCTTTTTGCCTAAACTTCCTTTTTGCCTGTTTAACACATGTTCTGAAGTAGTAAAGATTCGGATTCTTTATTCCGACGTCCGGTTCGCCCTCAAAATTGATCTTGTAAGCAGTTGCTGCCATAGCCCTATCGAGATAGAGCTTACAGACGGCTTCCGCGTCCTCGAATTCATTAAGAGGTCCCTGGACATGATCTTTACCAATCATATAAGGCACACAAACAGGTCTGACCTTTTTAAAGGCCTCTAGCGCTTCTATTGATGCATCTGATCTCTCGCCCAGCAATTCAGTGATGAATGCTTGGGTGGGATCTTGCAAGAAGGCAGTCGCAACCGCCCTCTGATCTCTTGTGACATAGAAGTCTCTGCCGTCATTACTGAGGCCGAGACCGCCGAAGCGCTTGTGGAGAAATAAGTTAGGCACATAACCACGACAACACTTACGAAGCTGTGCTGCCAGCGAAGCCAGAAAGACGCGTCGCGCCTTGTTAGCGAGTATTGGAGATTGACCCAGATCATCCCAGATCCGGGCAGAGTTGAGAAGTAATCTTTTCGGCTCTCCGGACACATTGTGCCCAATGGCGAGAGCCCAATTAAGGTAGCCTATATGGTTAGCCTTAGAATGAAGACGGCTGTTAACCAGCCCATATCTCGTAGAGATATATGTCTTAAGGACATTTGTCTTCAGACCAACCTCGCCAGCACTAGCCACCCAGCGGTCGTACATTGCGCCGTCACCTGTAAAGAGGATATCGTCACCATTTATGATGACGTTCTCCCTTGCAGCGTCTGTTGCAAAACGCGCCCGCAGGAATGTTGAGAGATTGATAATACAGAGAAGGGGGAAAGAGAGAGCATGGCCCATTAACTGGCCACGTTCAAGGCTGTTTATCTCTACTTTGTCCGGATAACGGATAAACGTTTGAGCTAGACTCCTGAACGCACACTCCTCGATCTCCTTGTCCATATTTTTTAGATTGCTACACACCTGCTCTAAAGCAGTGAGTGTGGCATCTCTCGTGATCCAATCCGTGGCTTGATCATAATCTCCTGAAATTAGATACTCCCCCGGGGCAAGACGGGCCATAACTCTCTTTTGGATCCTATCATCAACGTCATCTACCATAGTTGACATTGGTTGTCGCTTCCACAAGCTTAGGAGCTGCTTCTGCAGACCCCGAACGGCCGTATTAGACGCACCGCTCATGACAGTTAATGAGCGCCATTTACCAGGATTGGCAACAGCGCAGAACTTAGCCTCATTCCTCGCCCCAACTCTACTTAAACAGAGCTTCTCCTGCTTCCTGGAGAGCTCATCTATCCTCGCCCCCGGACACCCGAAATCAATTGGTTCATTAATCGAGAACTCTTGGTGGCCACCGCCGAACAACTGTTTATTCTCTAAGCAGCCAGAGCGTGTAGGAACTACACGGCCCGGTTGATAGAGCGTACCAGGTGGAACGACGATGTTAGCTGCCATTCTAATAAAAAAAGTCGGCTTCCCCAGATAATGGAACTGAGGTCGCTGACAGAGTCTCTCGATGTTGGACCATTGAATCATGCTTCTTATTTTTAGAAAGAGCAAGCCAGCAGCGCTTCGTCTCCACAAAGGATTCGAGAACACTAGCCGCCTTATTGTTTCCACGATAAGCGCGAGCAGATAATCTTTTTAAAAAGAAAGCTATCCGCCCCTTCAGAAGCACGAACTTCTTAGGTTCTTGGGTGTTCACTGTCTCAAAATTCTGGCCTCCCCAGCTGATATCACTGGTCAGGTCATTCGGGCTTATCTTCTCCATGAGATAACGCCCTCTAAGCGTAGTCAAATCTTTCTTTAAGGTTGACTCTAGCTGGTCCGTGACTGCGAGAAGAAGCGATTCCCTTATCATTTCTGAAAAGGAAGAAACGTTCTTCTTGATTGTTAAATCAAATCCTGCGCCATGGAGGACCACTCCCATGGCACTTAGGGCAGCGCATGTTCGCCGAATGGCCGGAACTGGAATGTTCTGGGCCATCTGACTTGCGATTTTGGTGCAGAGTTCGCCATACTCCCACCGAGCCCAATCAGTTTTTGAGGACCTGATATCACCCGATGCGCGCGTTCGCGACGTCTTCCGTTGTCGACCGCCACTATGGTTTTGTGTTTTGCTAACCATAAGTTATAGGCTGCCTGGGAAGAAGGACTTAGGTCTTTTTTTCAAAGGGTGGAC